GGCACAACATTGGCTTGCATCGATATCAATGCGGGATTAGGTACAAGGTATTTACCACGACCAACACGGTTAGATTCATCTTTGGTAAACCATTGAGCACCAGAAATGCCTAGACTTGCACAAATGGATTTGATTTCTGCTTTGGTCACTTCAGCTTTGCCAAGGCCTTGCAGAGTGGACATAAACTTTTCACGGATTTCAGTACGAGCTGTCATAATAAATCTTTCATAATATAGGGTATATTATAACACAACAGGAGGTTTTGTCAACCACTCTGTTGTATTAATACAACACTCAGGCAGCAATGCCCTGAATGAACTTGGAGACTAACACTCGGTTAATCTGTTTGCTTTTATTGAATTTCATAAAAGCATTCTTGAGCTTAGATGATGTAAGTTTACCATCAACCTCAATTTCACCATCATTGGCCATCAAATCATTTCCACCAGAAATTAGGAAGAATGAATCATAACCAGGATTGAATGAATGTAAAAACTTCTGAGTATCCAATTTACGTTTCAGTTGTTTAATCAACTCAGCATCAATGTTAGCATCAGAACGCTTAGTGTATAGAGGTAATCTATTTTCATTATGGTAGTAATGTCTAATGATACCTTTTGAACGATGAGGAGGAACAATAAAGAAACCAAAAATCTTAGAGTTGGTTGTAGCGGTAAACCATTCAGCAACCGAAACAAACATTTCATTACCTAAGGCATTAGCCTTAACTTGTTTCTGATGCTTGTATTTGTTATCTTGAAGGATAACATTCTCATATGTTGGATGAAAGTACGTATAACCGCCTTCATTATTAGCCAAACAATTAGTACAATCAGCATCACCATCATGGATAATTACCAAGTTTGTAATATCTAAATTGTTTGAGCGTTTGAAGTTTTTCATAATTGCTTGTGTTGCAACCAAGGCTTCGGTCAAAGGAGTGTTCGACAGTCTTTCAGACTGTGGTCTTTCAATTGGACGGACATAACGATTGCCTTCATAAGACTTCTTCAACAATATCATGTTACGCAATGCTTTGGTAAATTCAGCATTTGTCATTTTAGAATTTAAGTATTCACGCAATGTAACAGTATCAAACTTTAATTCACCAGATTGGTACATAAAACATTGACGAGACTCCATAGGATTTCCAAGAAGGTTAAGTGGTGCAGCAGGAGTCTTGGGGTTATCAATTGCCCATATGGAAGAATCATTACTGAATGCATACACATGGAATGGAATGTTTACTTTACGGCAGAACATGGAAAGAACCAAGATTTGTTCAATAGAACCTGCCATGTTATCTGACATAGAACCAGAATAGTCAAGCAACAGAATCAAACCATGAGATTTACCTTTTGGTACTTGCATGATTTTACGGAAGATATTGTCATCGAAGCGGTACGAAGCCAATTTGTTAACATCAATATCACCAGTATCAGATTGTTTTGCCTTACTGAATGAACTGGCAGCCTTACGCATTTCAAACTCTTTGGCAAGTAACGCAATGTAACGCTCATTTCTGTTACGGAATTCTTGTACAAAACCATTGATTTTATCATTCGTTATATAACCGTTTGATACTTGATTTTCAAAATGCATTGTCATCAATTCTTGCACCCGTTTTGCAGGTGTAATAATGTTGGACAAAATAGGTGTAGGCATATTAACATACACATAAGGCTTGCATTTTTCATCAAGCAACATCACTTCGTTTCTGCGGTAGTTATCGTCAGTTACACATTGTGGATCCAAATCATCCGAATCAAAACTAGATTCTTTTGATTCTTTATTGTGAATGAATTGATTGCCGTCTTCCTCTGATTCACTTTCCGTTTCAGAATCATCATCTGAGCCAGATTCACCATTTGATTCTTCATCTGTGGATGGTTCATCTGATTCTTTATCAGAGTTTTTACCTTCACCATCATCACCGTTATCCGCTTCATCATCATATTCATAATCAGATTCGGAATCGGTATCTTCTCCATTTATTGGATTGCCTTCAACGTCATATTCAAAGTCATCACCAATTGATAATTCGAATTGCTCATTCTTACAATAACCATAAATCTTTTCAGTTACCCGAAGCACATCGTCCCATGTTTCAAGCATTTGAACTTCGCCAATCAATTGCATTTCTTCAACAGAAAATTTAATGTTTTCGCTGTATTGGCTTTTGGTATAAAGATTTAATCGGTCAATGAATGACATATGGTTAATGTCACGATATTGAATACCAAAGAAATCACGGTCATTCAATTCAACATATGCTTTTCTGAATGATGATTTGAGGCCTGGATATTTACGAATAACTTTTTTCTCAATGCGAGCATCTTCAATCACATTAAGGAAAGCTTTGTAATTTTTACCTCTGCTTTTATCGGTAGCAACATCATGCCAACCTTCGGCAGGAGTATAAAGAGCATGACCGACCTCATGGCCGCCAAGCAAATCATACATGAAGCTTGACATATCTTTCCAGATAGGAAGATATAGAATACGATTTTTAGTATCGAACTTAGCAGTATGGATTTTTGAATGTTGAATGGTAAGGTTCTCAGTTGCCATCAACTTGGCAAGCTGAGATTTTTGTTCTACTGTAAACGCTGTCATGCAAAACCTTTTTGAATCTATGTGTCCATTATATCAAAACTGGAGGATTTGTCAAGAGCCTGTTGCGTAAAAACAACAGTCGGGAAGTCGCATGGGACTTAGGGATGGAGCGGATAACAGGAGTTAAACCTGTCTGCCTATTGGGATAGGCTGTCTCGGACTCTCCTCATTTGTGTCTATTATATCAATATATATGCACTTTGTCAAGCGTTTATCGACCAACCGCAGGCAAATATTTATTCTTTGCCTGTTCCCATGTTAGGGTGGTAAGGTCATCATAGAACAAGGTCTCATTATTGTTACGACCTTTTTTGACCAACTGCTTAATACGAGGTTTGGCATGTTTAGTTTTCCAAATCTCAGTCAAGGCTTCTACGCTTGTGTCAAATGATTTAATCAATGCATCATCACCGATTCTATTATTGAGGCGGTCAATAGAGTTATCATACAGAGGTGACCAATAAATGCCTCGAGCATGGTCTGTACGAATCAACTCTTTAGGTATGTTCAGTTTACTATACACAAATTGAAGTGAACGATTCTTATGGTCACGCTTATGTGGTTGACCACTTGCTTTCTTTGCGGCATACCACTCAAAGTATTTACGTGTATGTTTTACTTTCAACCAATCACGGATTTCATAACGAGTATTTTTTTCTGGTTCAAATGATACAGAACCTGCCGTAAATCCCATCTTCTGCCAGTGGTCTAAGTTATCATATTGTGATAGACCATCAGCCTTGGTTCTACCATACAAAGATGTTGTTGTTACCGAAACAAGTACATCACCATACAATTTCTTCCATAGTTCTTGTACAGGATCGGCAAGACATAACAATGCAAGTAGTTTACCACCAACATAATTGAAACCAAGTGGTTGTAATGGAACAATTGTAGAACCAATGGCCGTATGGTTAATCATACCACCTTGTGTCTTCAGTTCTCTAGGCCAACCAATGTGATTATCTCTAGGTGTTAAATCAAGGAAGTCGGATGAGATACAGATAACACCAAGATACTTCTTACTTACCTTATCACGAACCACAAAGTTAAGGTTACGACCAATGTTGGAGTTGTTCTTCATTGTGGATGAGAATGTACGAATACAATTCCACAATTCAGGCAGGTCTTCTTGCTTACTGGTGTACAACATCTCTGGTTGTAGGCTTAGATAGTCATCAGGTGTTTCTGGAATCCAAAAGTTTCTTTTGATTTCTTCAATTGCAAGGCGTTGACCTTCATCTTCTAGCACCCGTTTTTCACCTTCCCATAAGTCATTCACAACAACAGATGGGTACTTCTCTTGCACCTCACACCACTTTTGGTATAGTGTGTACTCTTTAACATCCATACCTGATACAAATGTCAGGTCTCTGATAATGTTTTCTCTCAATGCCTCATCAGTTAGAATTGGTGGTTCTACAAACTGTGCAGACCACTTTTGCCATTGTGTTTCAACATCATCTTTAGGATCAAATGCGTAAGCCATTATTTATTTTTTGCTCTCAAGTGTTTCTTAATACGTTTCTCCTGTTTCTGCCTTGCTAGTTTCAAGGCAACAGGACCAACGTGTTGTGTTAATTTAATACCATTCATATGGTCTAACTCATGCAAGAAGCATCTTGCCGATAGACCCTCTAGTCTGGTCTGAATCATCTTACCTTCTTCAGTATAATATTCAACTTCTATCCAGCTATTTCTTGGTATTTTAACATACAAACCAGGAAAAGAGAGGCAACCTTCGTTCTCTTTCAACAACTCTGCCGAAGCATTGATTACTTTTGGGTTGATACAGACCATATCAAAGTCTTCATACCCAATAACAAATACCCTCTGAACAATACCACATTGATTGGCTGATAGACCAATACCACCATACATCTTCTTGGTAAGTTTCAATCGTTTGACCAACTTACTCATCAATGGGTTAGGTAAAGGCATTGTGTGTTCAGGCATTTTAACACTCAACATCGGATGTCGGTCATCATATAACGGCAATGGTTCAATGACCGCTTCACCACCAAACAGGCCTGCACCTGTATCAATTTTAATTACATCACTCATTTTAATATCCTTGAAAAGTTCTTTTCTTTTCCAAATCTAATTACATTTAGGAACTTGTCTTGTAGTATATCACCTTTGTGACTGATAACAAACAAGTTAACACCTTCTAACATATGGAGAATCTTCATCAGTTCTTCTGTGCCTGTAGTATCTAGTGATGAATCGAATGTCTCATCCAATATTAACAGGTTGGTGTTAGATGAATTCTTCAACTTGGCAACTGCACGCCATGTCAACATCAATGCCATGTCAATGCGTTGTTTCTCACCTTCAGAAAAATTATGATAAGAAAAGTCATCACGATGCCTTGACTTGATTGTTTCTTTAAACGATTCATCAAGGTTAAAGTTCACAAAGAAATCTAATGACGATAAATATTTGTTGACCAACTTATTGATGATAGGTAAATACTGTTTGATAATCTTGGTCTTAATACCAGTATCTCTCAACAATGATGTGGCGGCTTCGTAATATGTCTTTTCTTCTATTAATTCTTTTAAGTCTGATTCTAGTTGTTTCAACTGACTTGCGAGTTCTTGCAGCTGTGTCTCTTGCAGCTGTGTTGAACCTTTTGTCTCTCTCAATGCCGCAACTTCTTTCTGTATTTTAACAATGTACTTGTTAACTTCTACGATTGAAGTGTTCTTAGTGGCAATATTAATCTGTAACTTCTGAATTGTCTTTTGAGTCTCAGCAATCTTATTCAGTTTATCCTGTTCCTCTAACAACTTTGCTTCTAAGTCTTTCAAACCTAATTCACATTGGGTCGTTTTCGTTTGCAAAGACTGTATCTGTCCCTCTTTAAACTCGGAGGCAATGGATTGCCTACACGTTGGACAATCATCATTGTGTTGAAAGAAACTAATATCTTTCTGAAACTTGGAGAGATTGCTTTCAATCTGCGATTCAAGTTTGCCAAGTTTCTTGACCTTACTCTCAGTTTCAGTTTGTAATGCCACATCGGCAGAGTATAACTCAACTTGTACTGTGGCATTAGCAATCTCTGCATGTAAGGCTTGTATGGTCTGGTTGCTATTAAGTACTTCACTCTCATACTCTTTCACCTTGTCATCATTGTTTTGTTTCAACTCATCAATATGTTTCTTTTCTAAATCATATTTCTGTTTAGTCAAATCAATATCATACTTCTTGGTACCTGTTGCATCTTTATTAGTTGACAACTTATCTTTTACAAGAGAGTTCATTGTAGAAAAGATTTGAATGTCTAATAAATCTTCAATGATGTTTCTTCTATCAGAGGCAGACAACTGCATGAAAGGAACAAATGATGCAGAGCCAAGAATAACAATTTGTGTGAATGACTTGTAGTTCATCTTTAGAATAAACTTCTCCAAGTATTCTTGGTAGTCTCTCACAGCTGCATCTTGATTTAACAAGTCACCATTCTGATAGATTTCAAACACATTTGGTTTGATACCACGAATAATCTTGTATGACTTGTTGTTACAGTCAAGTTCGATTTCAACCACACA